GATCGAGCCACCGCGGTCGAACGGCGTCGTGAAGACCTCGCCGCCCCGGACCGGGCCGCCCCACTTCGCCCGGTAATAGGCGTGGTTGGCCGGGAACGACCGGGCGTTGTCGAGGGCGTGGCCGGCGTGGAGCGAGACCGAGCCGCTTTCGAGGTGGACTGTCCTCGAGCCGACATCGACGATCGGGACGCCTGCCAGCTTGCAGCGGTACTCGTAGTCGCAGTCCTCGCAGTAGATCGGGTGGAACGATTCGTCGAAGTACCCGACCGCATCGAGTGCGGCGCGGTTGAGGCCGAACGCCCCGAATCGGAGCAGGCACCCGACCGCAGGCTCATCGCGCTCCATGTACGCCGCGAGCCTGCCGAGGTCGCCGGAACCGAACTCGACGTCGACGCTGGCGATGGCCCACCACGGCGCCCGCGGGTTGGCCTTGAGCGCGAGGTTCCACGACGCCGCGACGCCGAGATTGGCACCGACCCGGATGACCTCGCCGCCCATCCCCGGATCCATCGAGCCGTCGGGGCTGTTGTCGATGACGAGGAGCCGTTCTACGGGCACGTCGATCGAGACGAGGCAGCGGCGCAGCAGGTCGGGCCGGTTCAGGGCCGGGATGGCGAGGACGGGGATCATCGGGCGAGGACCGCCAGGCCCCACTGCGAGGGCTCGAGGAGCCACAGGCGATACCGCGCCTCGCGCATGAACCGGAGCGCGGCATCCTCGACGTCGGGCAGGTTCCAATCGTGCAGCGCGATCCGCTCCGCGCCAAGACTGGCCGCGATGTGGAGCTCGTGCAGGGTGTGGTGGTATTCGTGGCTCGTGTCGATGACGACGAGCTGCGCCGACGGGGCGTTGACCTCCCGGTCGTCGCCGAGCACGAACGTCCAGCGCGGGTCGCCGCTGACCTCCGGCGGGACCGTGACCTCCTCGATGTCCACGCTCATGAGGCGGCCGTCGGGTGGCAGGCCCTCGAGCAGCGCCCACGTCGAGACGCCCGTTCGAACGCCAAACTCGACGACCGTCTGCGCGTCACGGGCGAGCCGGGTGAGCGTCGCGAGATGCGGGACCATGTCGACGTAGCGGGCGGCGTGCTCGGCGAGGGTCATGCCGCCACCAGGCGCGCCGCGATGGCGTCGGCGATGATCTCCGCCCGTGTCCGTTGCGGCCACCAGCCCAGATCGTGGCGAGCCTTCGAGCGGTCGGGGATCTTGTCCGGGGCTTCGGCGAAGTCAGGACCGTGGAGCCTGCGCGGATCGACCAACTCGAACCCGGCCCGCGAGCCGGTGGCCTCGATGACCTCGAGGGCGAAGTCGATGATCGCGACCTCGTTGGCCGGGTTGCCGAGGTTGTAGACCTCGCCCGATTCACCGGCCGTGTAGGCGCGCAGAAGCCCGTCGACGATGTCGAGGACGTGGCTGAACGCCCGCCGCTGCGTGCCCGAGCCGTAGACCGTCAGCGGCCGGCCCTGCTCGATCTGGTCGAGCCAGCGCGGCAGGACGAAACCGCCGATGGCAAGCTGGCGAGGACCGGCGACGTTGAACGGCCGGACGATCCGCACGTCGAGGCCCGGCGTGTTCCGCAGCAGCGTCTCGGCGGCCAGCTTGCCGACGGCGTATTCCTTGCGCGCGCTCGTCTCCGGCCAGAAGACGCACGGGTCGGTCTCGCGGTCCTGGTGGCCGGAGCCGTAGACCTCCGAGGTCGAGACGTCGACGAGGGTTGCCTCGGTCTCGACGGCATGACGGGCGAGGCGGTAGGCGGAATCGATGACCTCGCGGGCCAGCCGCCCGCGCCAGCCGATGACGCCCAGCGGCCCGACCGGAGAGGCGAGATGGAAGATCACGTCGGCTGCCGGGAGGTCGGCGGTCAGAAGGTCCTCGGCAATCAGCTCCGTCCCCGCGATCTCGTGGACGACGGCAGTCCGGCGGTCATCGACGATAACGACCTCCCAACCTTCCGCCACGAGGCGCTCGGCCAGGTGGCTGCCGATGAAGCCGAGACCGCCGGTCACGAGGGCCTTCACGCGGAGCGCCTCTGCGCGGCCCGACGCTGCTGGCGATTGAGAGGGATGACCTTCGCCGGACCGTGCTCCAGCTCGGCGAGGATCGGCCGCCAGTACGTCTCGAAGACTCGGTCGGCGTCGTACTCCGCAGCCTTGGCGAGCGCGGCTGCGCGCATCGACTCGTCGCCGCGGTGGAGATAGGCGTCGTCGAGCGCGGCGGCGATCTCGCGGACCGACGGCTTGGCGAAGAACGCGGCCTGGCGCGGATCGTAGTCGGGGTCGACCGAGACGAGCCAGCCTGACGCTCGCCGCTCGGCACCCGGCCGCTGCGGATCGAACGGCTCCCCCACGAGCTCCGGCTGGGCCGTCCAGTTCGACACGATGACCGGCACGCCGCACGCCTGCGCCTCGATGACAGGAAGACCGAAGCCCTCGCCGCGGCTCGTGGCGAGCAGGACGTCGAACGAGGTGTAGATCGAGGCCATCATCTCGTCGCTCACGGCCTGCTTCGCGAGGGCGTACTGGTCGGCGAAGCGGACGCGCTCCGGCGGCAAACCAGTGACCGAGGCGAGGATCTCGAGCGGGATGCCCTCGTAGCCCTGCATCTGGGTGTGGACGTAGAGCCAAGCGTCGCGGTGCTCGTGCATGAAGACCGAGAGGGCCTGAAACATGTCGCCGAAGCCCTTGCGGTCGTATATCCCCGAGCCGATGTTCGCGGCGACGATCCCCACGAGGAAGGCGTCGGCCGGGACCTGGGTCGCCTCGCGGAACGGCCTGCCGAACTCGGCGGCAACCGGCGTCGGGTGGAACACCGGCTCGATGCCGTGGGGCGCGTAGCGGAGGTCGATGTCGCCGGGTTGGCGCAGCATCGCCTCGCCGAAGCGGCTCATGGCGATCGTCCGGTGCTGGCGCATCCACGCCGCGGACTGCGGCGGAACGGGGAGATGATCGACCGGGCACCAACCGGTGACGTTCGGCAGGCCCTTGAACGGATCCTGCTCGGCATACGGCCAAGCATCGAACAGGACGATGACCTGGTCGGCTCGTGAGCGGTTGATGTCCTCCCGGACGGTGTCGCGACTGTAGCGGTCACGCCCGGAGCCGCGGACCCGGCAGCCTTCCCACTCGGCATCGCCGCGGGTGCCGTCGTTCGTGGAGAACTCCAGCTCGTACCCGGCTCGGAGCAGCCGCCGGCCGACCTGCCGCGTCTGGCTGCCGTAGCCCGAGTTCCAGTTCGGGCTGTTGCTCACCCAGAGAACCTTCACGCCGCCTCCCGACAGAGGGTGATTGGCCGGGCGGGCGGTGTCGGCCGACCCGCCCGGCTTCAGGGAATGGCTAGGAGGTCGCGCTGACCAGGTACTTCACGACGCCTGCATCGGACACGGCGGCGCCGGCCGAATAGACGGTCTTGATCGCGATCTGGTCGTTGACGAACCGCGCGTCCGTCGAGGTGGCGACGCGCATCGGGCCCTGCTTGACGAACACCGCCGAGAAGTCACCGAAGAGGACGCTCTTCGTCGCCGAGGCGGGGGTCGCCAGGCCGGGATCCTCGTAGACCGGCCGACCGAGGAAGCGGTCGGGCTGGCCCTCGGTGAGGCCCGGCACCCACAGGAACTGCCCGTAGGTGTCGGTGAACTTGCGCATCTTCGAGAGGGTTCCGGTGGAGCCGACCCACGAGCCGGCGGCCCGTGCATCCGGCGGGACGCTGTAGAACAGGTCGATCAGGTCGGTCGCGAGGAAGAACGGCGTCCCGGTGGCGGTGCCGGCGTTGCCGGACCCGGTCAGGATCGTCGCGGTCATCGCGGTGCCGGCCTTGTAGCCGAGCTCACGACCCTGGCTGCGGGCGACCGCCGCCAGGAGCCCGACCTGCTCGTCCTCGGTGGACTCCCAGGAGAGGTAGCTGAGGGCCTTGTAGACGACCGGCGTCGCCGTGACCGTGCCGAGGGTCGGCGTGGACTCGGTGATCGCCGTGCCCTCACCGGGGGCGTAGCTCGTCACGTCCGCGGTGAGGTTCGGGATGATGAGCGGCCGGTTGTCGCCGGACACGACGCTCGCGAGGCCGATGACCGGGCTCGCGATCCGCATGTAGACGATCAGCCGGCCGAGGAAGTCGCTGACGTAGAGGCTGTTCTTGTCGGAGAAGTCAGCGATGGCCCGGAGCTCCGCGCCCTGCGGCATCGCCCAGGTCGTCTCCTGCATCGCCGAGCCGGCCTTCAGGCCCCGGATCATTTCGATGATCTGGGAGGTCGTGCCGGTCTTCGGCTCCTCGGGATTGCCCTCGGCGGGTTCGGGGAGGCCCTGGCGCAGCTCGTGGACGACCTTCGCGTCGGCCTCGAGCTTCTCGAACTTCGCGATCCGGGCCTTGCGAGCCTCGGACGAGGCGATGATCTTGTCCGCCCGCTCCTCTTCCTCGGCGCTCGGGTCGCGGTTCTCGCCCTTCGCTGCCTCGTAGATGGCGCGGACTTCCGCCTCTTCGCGTCCGCGCTCGTTGCGCTCGCGCAGGATGAGGTCTTCGTACATGAGTTCGGATCTCCTTCTGGAGGTCCGAGCCCTTGACGTGCCGCCCGTGATCCCGCGTGCCCCTGCGCGTGGAGGGGCGAAGGTCGGCGGCGAGGTGTGGCCCGATGGACCCTTTCTGCTTAGGTGCCGTAGGCAGAGGCGATGCGCCCCTGCAACTCGACCAACTTGGGAGGGATGAACGGTGCGTCGGTCTTGGTACCGACGGCCGCGTAGAGGAGGTCGCGCTGTTCCGGGGTCAGTCGGGCCTCCGGGTCGCGGAGGACCGCGAATGCCTCGGTGAGCGCGTCGATCGGGACCTCCGCCGCCTCGGCGAGGTGGCGGACGAAGACGTTGGTGTCGGGGTAGGCGGGGAAGTCGACGACGCTGACCTCGGCACCGAGGGCGATGTCGAGGAGTTCCCGTTCGCTGTAGTCGGTGTTCCACTTCTCGCCGGCCTTCGACGGCACCCGGAAGCGGAAGCTCATGCCGCTGATGTCGCCGCGCCGGATGGCATCACGGACCGGGCGCCCGATCTCGTTGTCGGGCAGGCTCGCCGCCACCCGCAGGCCGCGCTCGTCATCGGCGAGGGTGAGCGTGCCGGACTTGGTGCGGGCCAGAGGCAGGGTCGTGAGGTTGTGCTGGTAGCGCAGCGTCACGTCGGGGTTCCGGGCGAGCGTGCGGCTGAACGCGCCGGCCCGGATCGTCTCGGTGAACGGGCCACGCGGCCCGCCGGGGATCGGCAGCGATCGCGTCCCGTACAGCGCGGCATAGCCGGTGAGGCTGAGTCCGTCACCCTCGGCCCGCAGCTCGAAGTCGGCGTCCGGCCAGAGATCGGTGCCGCGGACCTCGAACTCATCGAAGACTTCTGAGCGCCCCGTCGGGTGGTCGTGGCTCGCACCCTCGGCGTGCATCTGGTCATGGCGACGCTGCATGTCAGCCATCGGCATCTCGGCGACGTCGGTCATGTCGTGCGCCGACTGGAGGTGCTGGCGCATCGCGTCCGGTGTCTGCGGCATCGCCGCTCGCTGGTCATCCATGTCACGCTCCTGCTGGCGCTGGCTGGGTGTCGAGGGGTTCGGTCGCCTTGGTCGCCCCGAGGTCGCTGATCGGGACCATCTGCTGCTGCATGTAGAGCGAATCGCCGCCATCTGCGACCGGCGGGCGATCCTCGAGGGCGCGGGCTTCGTTCGGCTTCAGGAAGCCGCCGCGGACGCCCTCGCCGTAGGCCTGGTACCGGGCCAGCAGGCTGACCCGGTAGACCGCGTCGAGGTTGAACTTGAACGCCGCCGACGCACCCGCGACCGTGATCGTCTCGGGGACCGGCGCGAGGCGGTCGTACTGATCCTCGATCTTCTCGGCAAGCGGCTGGACGGCTCGCTCCTTGAACCACTTGTCATAGTTGTCGGTCGAGGCGAACGACGCGGCGCCGGGCTCCGTCGAGCCGGCCATTGCGGGCGGCACGCCGTAGGGCCGGCAGAGGTCCTCGACTTCGAAGTGACGAGTCCCGAGGAACTGCGCCTGCTCGGGCGTCGGGGCGAGGCCCGTGATGAACTTCGCGCCCGCCGTCAGGACGCCGATCGCGTGGCTGTTCTGGAGCCCGGCGTACCGCTTGCGGAGCGAATCCCCGAGGTCCTTCTTCTGCTCGGGCGTGAGCGTGCCCGGCACCTCGACGCCGAACGCCAGCGAGGCGCCCTGGCCAAAGAACCGCGCCGCGTGGTCCTGGGTCGCGATGGCCGATCCGAACGAGAGCCGCATCGCCTCGAGCGGACTGATGCCGCGGAGCACACCCGGCAGCGGGAGCCACCGGCCGTGGAGCATCTGCATCGGCCCGACCTTGCGCGTCACCTGGCCGGTCGCGGCGTCGCGGATCTCGTAGACCGGGCCGCGCTTGATGTCGACGAGGCCCGGATCGAGGACGGTGAGAACCTGGGGATCGAGGACCGACGGGAAGCAGGCGGTGAAGAAGTTGCCGTCGAACAGCAGCGACAGGGCGACCTGCATGAAGTGGTCGTTGCCGGTGAGCGTCGGGTTGCTCGGGTCGGGCTGGGTCAGCCACGCCGGGCGGTTTCGGAACTCGGGAAAGCTCTGGCCGCCGACCTTGACGATGATGTCCCGCGGGCTCTGGGCGACCGCCGAGGCAAGGAGATCGACGCAGCGCCAGACGGTCGTCAGCGACAGGGCAGCCTGGCGGTTGACTCGCACGCCGGCGGCCGTCATCCGGCCCGAGTAGCCGGCATCGTCGTCGGCGATGAACTCGCCGAGCGTCTCGCGGACTTCGTCGAGGCGGCGCGCCAGGATGCCCATCAGCTAGCCCTCCGGGCTGGTACGGCGAGGGCGAGGCCAGTCACGACGGCCATGCCGCCGACGACGAGCCACGGGCCCGCGTCGGAGATGAACGACGCGCCCACGGCGAGGAACGCGGTGCCCGTGAGCAGGAAGGC